TATAAAAATTCTGTTTCGCCTGCTTCATCTATATCGTTCATATAAAGTTGGACTACTATTTTTCTTCTGGAATCGTCACCTAGTGCTTCGTAATGCCATTGATGAAATCCACCGCCGGGCACAATTTTCTTCATTTTAATCTGTTCTACTTTATAAGATCTATCTTGAAGTATGCTAAATTTATCAACATATATAGGCATTATTTTTTTCCACAATACATCAAGGAAATGATTGACATACTGAGGATGCAATGTACTAACTACATTTGGATCTAAAAAATAAAGTTGCTCATCGTTTTTCCAATGTTTAGGAACAGTATCTTGTTGATGTAGCGATAGTCCAGCTATCTTATTGTAGTAAGAAATAACATCTTGAAAGTAGGAGTTTTGAAAATAATTTTCAAATATTCCAATAAATCCTTGAAATTCATGTTTTTCAAAATTCATTACATGATCTCCAGACGATAATTGCCGGCAACCGACACTCTCACTCCGGTAGAACTATAAAACGGATATACCTGATGTTGTAATTCTGCTGGAAAAATACATATCTTTCCTTCTAGTGATCTATCAACTGGAATAGGATAATTATTAACTTTGCCTAATGCATCTGTATAGACAAATTCAAAATTAGCTGTTCTATTTTTGATTAAATCAGGATTAGCAGTGTTATCTTTTTCATCGGACATTGAATAAGGCACTGACGTCCAGATTACAAAACTGTACAGCCCACTATGATTATGCAAGGGAAGAAATTCCCCTGCTCGCTGTAAGTTTACCCATATTCTTTCTAATGCTAGTTGTGCTTGATGATGTTCAATGCTTGTTGAATAATTAAACATTCTGTCAAAGTATTGATACTTTGACTCGTATTGGTGCATTAATTTTAGTATTTCTTTATCTACAAGAGACACCAGTTCAGCAGATAATTTATAGTCTGAAGAATAGCCTTCTTTTTTCTTTTGGAATAATCTTAGTAAATCTTTAGATTCGTTGTCTACATCACGAGTATTACTAAATTCTTCTATAAACTCAGTGGCTTCTTGTTTAATCCGTTGGAATAGAAACGGATTAAACGTGTCTAAATAAATTCCAACATTGGGTAGGTCGTAAAAGCTCATACTACTAATTATCTAAAATCAGTAGCGTCTTTCGTAATTATGATTGTTTAGCAGTTCGTTTTAAAAAGTCAATGAAATCAACATATCTTAAATTATCTTGTAGCAGAATATCAACGGTTTTCTGATATCCGTCAACTACACTGGCCATATCGTTCAAACCAATGACAGGAACAGTATTTCCAGAAAATATTCTTGCAGATGTTTCAGGTGTAATATGCCCGATCCCAGCCAGCACATAGCACCATAGTCCCATGTCGGGTGCCGCAAATGATATGTCAAGATCTCTATTACTTGGCATTTGCGTCTTGCACATAGTCAATAAATCGTCAACAAATTCTGTTTTAGTAGCGCCTGAGTTGATGTATTTCCAAAACTCGCTGTCAGTCCTACCACCCATGTAATGAGCAATTAGGAATTCTTTGGTAGTGTCGTACAATTTAGCAGTACGTCGATTATACACATTCATACTGCCAGGATTTAATGTAGTGTTGACGTCTGATTTTAAAAATTCAAGAACAAATGTTAGCAATTGAGCAATAGTAGTATGTATGCTAGTAGCTTCTAATGGCTCAGCAAACGCCGCCGCAAGCCCAATTGCTAGACAATTTTTACTCCATGCATTCTCGAGTCTACCAGTATCAAACTTCAACACACGTATTGGATCAATAGGTCTGCCCAGCGTAGTTTCTATTTCTGCCTGTGCTTGATCTGCGGTGATAAAATTATCATCAAATACATAGCCGCAACCTTTGCGTTGCTGATTTGGTATTTGCCACATCCATCCTGCCTTCTGGGCCCAGGCAGTGGTATATAATTCAGGATACTCATTTTCTTCATAAGGTAATAAAAATGGCATGGCCGAGTTTACAGGTAGATTCTTTCGATAACTTATCCATTTAGTTCCTATTTTTTTTACAAGAACTTGTCGGAACCCGCTAGCATCGACAAAGAAGTCCCCCTCGACTACTTTCCCGGTCTTTAACAACACCGACAATATATTACCATTTTCAGAATTTAAGTTTACGTCCAGTACTTCGTCGTCCATGACAAACACCCTGTGAGTCTTCATAGCAATTTTTTTAAAATATTTGCCAACGTCATGGGCATCAAAATGTAATGCAGTTCCTAGATTATCAAAGGCCATGGTCTTTTTATTAAAATTAGAAATTTTACGTTCCATCTTTTGACCCAGGACTGAACTCAGGTGTACATTTTTTGGATCTGTACTATGATAGTGGGCAAATATATAATCCACAACATTTTCTGTGCTAGGAGTTCCGCCAATAGGACCCATATAACTTTCACCCACTGTTTTCCAATCCTTATGATGGATTCCGTATTTTAATGTAGCTCCAGTTTCTTGTAAAAACTCCAGTAGATCACATCCAAAGTCCCACATTTCATTTTTTAAAATACTAGTCAGTAGTCCAGTTGATCCTTCTCCGGCACCAATAATGCCTATAGCAGAAGATTCGATTACGGTAACAGTATGTTCTGGTTTAACTTTACTAATTAACAAAGCGGCTAACCATCCAGCAGTTCCGCCGCCAACAACAACTATATTCATTTAATATCCCTCTTTACTATCAAAAGTTAACATTACGTTCATAGCAACAACTACTCGTAGATTACCTGTGGTATGTGCAGGAGTATGATGGTCTAACCATGAAGGAAAAAATAACAAATCACCTTCCTCTACCAACATTTGTTTTTTGTCTGGCCAGTACATTTCAGGTAATTCGTTTTGATTTTTAGTAGGAATTACACTTTTCATCATTCTGGCATTGGGATTTAAAAACACAGTGCCCGAGTTAACATTGTCTAGAGTTACATAGTGTACCGCAGACCATTGAATAGTTTTTGGGCCACCTGTGTGATCGTGCGGAAATTGAGAAGTGGAATTAGTCATCATGCCATACCAGCAAGTTACCTTAAATGTCCATCCTTTAGAAAAATCAATACCAGTATATTCTAAAAATTCTCGAACATCATCTTCATAAAACTTTGACAACATCATCCATGGTGCTTTGACAGCACCAGGTACATAGTCAGTATAAGCATTTGTTACAGTGTCGTTGCATCCGTCTTTAACATACTGTGGATATACATTGTCCATGAGGTATTTTTTAATTTTATCATGGTTGCGCATTTTTAATTTGACTAAATTCACATGAAATAATGGTACTGGTGTTAATGACATATTAGTCTACCCACTTGGAAGAATTATCAATCTCAGGATGATTAAATTGGTATTGATCAATAAAAAATAATAACGTAGTGCGTGGCTCATCCACATCTACTTTAAACGTGTTTGGTCTATGCCACAGGTTTGAATCATAAGCAATTAATCTATTGTACACATTGCCTATTCGTATAGTTTCTTCAAAATGAGAATGATTGTTTTTTAAATCGTTTTTGTATTCGTCTGTTACTACGCTAGTGGCGTTGAACTCTTTTCTAGATTCGAAGTCGGGTATGGCGAAATTTTCTTCACCTTTCTTTAAAAAGAGTGAAGTGCCGCTGTTAAAATTAGTTTCAAGCGGATTTAAATATACTAGTCCAGCTAAAGTAACATCATCATTGTGTATCCATCCAATATTTGCTTCGTCATCGGAATACAATTCGTTGATATGAAAACTGATGTGAATTACAAATTCTGAAATACCAGGAAATACTTCTCGTGCAATTTTTTTAGCAAAAAATACTGCAAATTCTCTAGTTTCGGGATCAAAAGATTGAAGTAGATTAATAGTGCGTTTGCCTGGGAACCTCTTGGATTTTTCGTATTTTTGTTTTTTAGACAATGCCAGAACTTTATCAGGATTATTAAAGAAATTATTTTTGCAAATAACTGATCCTGCTAACGGATGAACTGTCCTGTCTAACTTATAGATGGGTGAATTGTTTGTTGCTTGCATTATATCATTCCTTTTGGATTACGTTGTAAATCAAAAGCATGCAAATAATTTGGACCAGATATAGTCACGTAATGTAAGAAAACTTGAATGCACTCATTTCCTTGGAATCGTTCGCGCCAGTGGTAGGATTTAGCACCCTTGTAAATTACAGCATCGCCAGGATTTAATGAAACACCAACTGTAGTGCCATCAGGTTTAGTAAAATGTATGGGCCACTCGTCTCCTGCAAGATTTACACTTACGCTGATTTCGCAAGCTTCGGCATCAATATGCGATTTTAACTCAGCACCTCTTTTATACCATCTACCATAACAATAGGTGGGATATAGTCTTTCTCCTACTAGGTCGTTCATATAAAAAATTTTTGAAATCAACAACTGATTCACTATAGGACTATTATACAATGCCGGCGAGCCGGCGACCTGTGGATCTGCTTTGGCAAAACTACTAATACATTGTTTTTTAAATTCTGAGGCAACAAAACTAGCCGCCACAGGATGCAAGAAATCTTTTACTACAAAATAATTATCTTTTTGTAAGCTGTCATTCATTAGTTAATCTTCAATAATACACCAAACATCACACTCTGGCATGCACCAATAAGTTTCATCGCCTACTGTAACTTTAGATCCTGCGGCAGGATGGAACAAGATACGATCGCCAACTTTGACAGTCATAGGAATAAGTACTGCTGTTTTTTCGGAATACTTACCGGGCCCTACTGCCGCAATAGTACCTCGAGTAGTTTTTTCATCAATTGCCATCCCAGGTAAAACAATACCACCAGTGGTCACAGTCTCAGGATCTGTTCTTTTGACGAGAATTCTATCGCCTGCGGGTTTTAAAATCATTTGTTTCTCCTAACAATAATATGCTCATATTTATAAGGCATATTGCTGGAAATTAGGGAAACTGGTTAGATCAACTCTACTAAATCAAATACAGTTTGTAATTTGGTTCGTATAGTTTTGCTGGAAAAACTATTGCGCAGTCCTTGATGCAACGGTTTGGGCGCAAAGTCAATGGTGCTCCACGCCCATGCGCAGTGTTCTTTACTTAAAATAGGAATGAATTCATCTTGTACTACACACAAGTAAGTGTGAAAGTTGAATACTTTGTCGTTACTGACAAAGGTTTCTATAGGAATAGTTTTGATCACGGCCGGATTGGAACCAATTTCTTCTGCAACTTCTCGTTGTAGACCCTGCCATGGATTTTCGTTTTGAAGATTTGTGCCGCCAACTAGACCCCAAGTGCCTGAATGTTTGCCTTGAGATTTTTGCAACAATAAAAACCTGCGTGTAGACTTGGCGTAGAACAATGCTCCGCTACACACAATTTTATCTTTTACAACTCTAGTCTCCATTCTCCTGCCTTATATTCACCTTCGAACGCTTTGGCCCACTGCACACCGTTCCACATGTATTGAACTCCAGTGTATATATTAGTTTGCCACAGCATACGACTGGATTCTTGAGCAGAATCAAATATCACAATCCATGCACTACCGTCCCATTCAATGATGTCGTTGGCATTTGCATAAAAATCTGCTCCAGCGGTAGATTTCCAACCATCCGGACCGTCTTCATTTATTTCGTTGCCAATATCTTCAATGATTAAAAATCTATCACCTGCTAATTGTCCAGTCATGCCGTGTCCTGGATATACTTTAGTTGGATCTATGATAGCATCGAATGTGCCCAAACTTCTGCCGCCATTGGCAGCTCTGTCGCCAGGACTTGGCAAATCATCATCAGGGGATCGTGTATCAGCATCCCAGTTGACTATCAATACTGTGGAGTCTGCCGGACTAACTGCTACTGTTCCTACTACTTCAGTGCCGTCTGCTTGTATTAAGAATAGTGTACTGGAGCCAGCAATATATTTTCCAGGATACTGATCAAACAGTTCTTGCCACACAATAGGAACTCCTTGTCTTACTGGAATATCCAAAGTAGGTTCTCTAGGAACACTGCTTTCTGTTTTGTGTAACAGTATGACCTGATTGTTATACACTTGAATAGCGTAGTCTGTGATAGTAACCACGTCTCGAGACAGCATAGTAGATAGTGTTGTCTCTGGGCCCACTAGAGGTTGACCAAGTCCTTCAATATATTGATTGCTGTCTGTTTGACTTGCTTGATACAAGCTGGTAATAATTTTTGTGATAACTCCAAGATGTTTGACTTTAACTGGAGGACTGATCCAAATAGGAGTTTCAAAAGTCAACGTGGCGATATCAATAGGAGTGTCGGCTCCCACAGGCACAGTGCGGCTAGACCAGTTTACTCCAGATAGATTAAGTACCGTAAGGCTAGTCCAATCGATGTAGTTATCGGTAGTTTGTAATTCTAAACTAGGGTTAAACAATACTAGTAATTGTTCCAATACTTGCAATTTTTGATCAGTGTTGGCTGTCCATATATCACATTTCATTGTCAGCTTGAACGGTGTTGGCATCAATCTTTCAACAGTATAGTTACGCCCTTGGCCTGTGGTATACACATCGTCGTTAATTTCACGCTCTCTAACATGTACTTTGCTGACGTGACTGCTGTCACCTAATCGATTGTTATCAATATCCAACGAACTGATATATACCGCCATCCTAGGAACAGAATTGATTTTGTTTTCTGAATTCTGTCTATTAATACTGGCCACTTGTCTATCAGCATCGCCGTACATTACTGGTATACGAACCAGCGTACCGTCGCCGTATTTCACCACAAAATTGCTTAACACACGTATGGTCTGTGTTATGTAACGTCTAATTTGCCCGTCATAAAAATGTTGCATTATAAATCTGCCTTTGGTCGCAAAGCCTTACTTAGACTTGACCGTTGTGCTTCACGATGATTGCACAGACTAATTTTCCAATTGCCTGCATAAGGTATTACTTGTTGCTCGTTATTAATTATTGGCAACGCTACAATAGTTTTGCCATTGCCATCATCGGACATCATGTCTTCATGATCTGCAATAGTGTAGGCTATTTCAACTGTTTCTAGTTTCATAAACAAGTACAACGCAGTGACTGGATAATCAAACGTGGTGGTAAATGTAGTTGCATTTTGTGCAATGGTTACATAATCCACAGCCACAGCTTCGTTAAAGATGTAAGCTGTGTTGTTGATAAATCCAGACTTCAATGTGTTCTTGGTATCGTTATTGGTCATGTTCATGCGTACTGCATCTTCAATTTTTACCCATCGTGTGCCGTTAAATTTAAACAATCTGTTGGGCATAAAATCCGTACGCAAAAAGAAATCGTTATCTGCCGGCATCTCTGGAAATTGTATACCGTGTCCAAAATCGTATCCGTTGCTGGGAAATCCATCGCCTACTAGGTAACCAGTATAACCGGTACGCTGTGGTCGAGCATTATTTTCTAGTGCGGTTGTTGAGTTATTGCTGGCGTCTAGCGTAGTGGTATTATCAGCAGTATTTAGAATAGGCTTACCTTGCGCATCCACGGCCAGCGTATAAAATTGTCTAGTTTCGTAACCGCTTTTTGCAGAGTCTGTTTCTGCTTGACGTAGAACAGCATCATTAATCTCAAGTTCTTTACTGTGAGTACTCAAGAGTTCTCTAAGAGTTCGATCTCCAGGCAAGCCGTCGGCATTTACTGCGGGCTTGTCTAGTATGTCAGCAAACTGCTGACTGTCTGTAATTTTTTTAAGTTTTAATCTATACAAGTGCGGAAACCATGTGGCACTAAATCCTTCACTGGCACGACCCACATCTTCAATCACATAATATCGCGGCAAGCTAATGTCATAATCATTCAGTGCAAAGTCATCTCGTAGATGCGGTAACTCAATGACATCGCCACTTAGCGGTTTGCGTCCAATATATTTGATAAAATCGTTTATGTGTACAGTCATGTACAGTGTGTCGTTGTCAATGAACAATCCAAATTGACTCAGGTTAAAATCAATATTTTGTACATTATAAAGCCCGCGAATTTTGTAAATTTCTTCGCCGTATTTTCTATCTCGATTTTCTAGAAACAACAAATCTTGTATATTTGTTTCTTTAATTGCATCGTAAATAGGCTGGTCAGCAGTGCCCTCAGCGGCAATCTTAGGGCCTAAATATTTGTGTAAGTAAACGTCAGTTCCGCCAACTTGGAACATTTCTGAACACTGGCGATCTATGAACTTGTAATCGTTACTTTTTTCTGGACGGTATAGTGATAAACGTGGCATAATGATATTTATCGTAAGATAAATATGTTTGGAGAACTTATAATGGCAGATATCTACCCAACAGACCCTGGTCAATCAGATAGTACAAGAGAACGTAACGCAGTATTCGACTACGTTCGTGACATGCTGGGTGACGGCATGGTTGAAGTTGAACTAGACCCTAAACATTATGAAACAGCACTAGATCGTGCTATAAGCCGCTTTAGACAGCGTAGTAGTAATGCAGTTGAAGAAAGCTATATGTTCTTAGAACTACAGCAAGATCGAAACGAGTACCGCTTGCCCAATGAAGTAATAGAAGTGCAGAGTATCTATAGAAGAGCAGTTGGTAGTAGAAGTGGGTTAGGTGCAGGCGGTACCCTTTTCGAACCGTTCAATTTGGCATACACTAACAGTTATCTGTTAACCGGTAGTATGTTAGGAGGATTGGCCACATACGAAATGTTTGCTGGTTATCAAAAACTAGTGGGTCGTATGTTTGGAGCTTACATTGAATTTAATTGGAATCCAACAAATCACTTGCTGACTATTCTACAACGTCCGTTTGCCCAAGGTGAACAGGTATTGTTGAGAACGCACAATTATCGTCCTGATTTTGTACTGCTACAGGATTTATATGCCAAACAATGGCTTCGTGATTATACGCTGGCAGTGTCTAAGTTGATGTTGGGACAAGCACGTAGTAAATTTGGAAGTATCGCAGGTCCTGGAAGTCCTATCACACTGAACGGTACAGCATTGTTAGGTGAAGCCAAAGAGGAACTGGCAGCTTTAGACAAAGAACTGGTTGAATACGTGTCTGGCGGAACTCCGCTGACATTTGTAATTGGCTAACAAATAATTTGACACTGTAATAAAACTGTTATATACTAGCATATCTTTAGGAGATGCTATGATTATAGGCGTATGCGGTTTTATTGGTTCGGGCAAAGATACTATTGCCGATTATCTCACTAACTTTCACGGTTTTCGTCGAGAAAGTTTCGCAAACACTCTTAAAGACGCAGTAGCACAGGTATTCGGTTGGGACCGAACCATGCTGGAAGGGCGCACTAAACAAGCTCGCGAATGGCGCGAGCAAGTGGATCCTTGGTGGAGTCAGCGACTAAACATGCCTAATTTGACTCCTAGATGGATTCTACAATACTGGGGCACAGAAGTGTGTAGAAAGGCATTCCATGACGATATTTGGATTGCCAGCTTGGAAAATAAACTTCGCAACAGTAAAGACGACATTGTAATCTCAGACTGTCGTTTCCCTAATGAAATTAAATCAATTAAGTCTGCCGGTGGCATTGTTGTTCGTGTGGTACGAGGTCCTGAGCCTGAATGGTACGACTGGGCTGTAAGTGCAAATGCTGGCGAAATTGGTAATTTTACATGGTCAACTAGCAAAGCAAAATTAGAAAAAGCCGGAATTCACGCCAGCGAAACTGCGTGGGTAGGCACTGATTTTGATGCAATTCTAGATAACAATAAAACTATAGATGATTTATTTGCGCAGGTTAAAGGTCTGGTACAAGATCACCTTGCTTCCACTTCACACCTTCGCGATGTAACACACGTTGACAGTTTGCACACACTGTCTTGAGATTGGCGTGTTTGCAATTATTTAAATCACCATCAACGTGAAAAACTGAAAATACTTCCTTGTGTGGACTTTTAAATCCACACTTGTCGCAAGTATTTTTTATTTTATAGCCTGCTCTATGCCAGCGAGCAATACCGGCATATTTCCCACCTTTAATGCAGGCTTCGCAAGATTTTCGATAATATGTACGGCCGTTTTTAATATAATTAACAGCCGCAGGTCTATATCCGCATGAACAAAGTGGTCTCATAAAGTATTTACACCTTTTCTATACCTTTTCCAATTGCTATTATAAGGTATAAAAAGCCAAAATCCACTAAATACAATTAGAAGTCGTATTCATGGAGATCATACAATGGCCCAATTAAGTTCACCAGGCGTAGCAGTTACAGTTATAGATGAAAGTTTCTATACACCTTCCGCACCTGGTACCACACCTTTACTCGTAATTGCTTCTGCTGAGAATAAAGCAAACGGTGCAAACACAGGAACAGCTCCTGGTACACTCGCTGCCAACGCCGGCAAAGTTTATTTAATGACAAGTCAGAAAGATTTGTCGGATACATTTGGCACACCTGTGTTTAAGACAGATGCTAACAATAATCCAATTCACGCTGGAGAACAAAACGAATATGGTCTCCAAGCCGCATACAGTTATTTAGGCGTGAGCAATCGTGCTTACGTTGTTCGTGCAGACATTGACTTGGCACAGTTAGACGCTACTTCAGAAGCGCCAGCTGGTGACCCAGAAGACGGTCAATATTGGTTAGACACTGCAAATACTAATTTTGGTATTTTCCAGTGGAACTCGGCAGCAGCCACTACACTAGGAGGACAAACGTTCTCTAACACTGTTCCTTTAGTAATCACAGAATCAAACAAGATCGATGTGGGAACCGACGGTCCAAAGTCTAGCATTGGCGCAGTTGGAGAGTACGCACTAGTTGTCGGTAATCAAGAATATGTGCTATGGTATAAGAAGTCACTGACTAGCACTCCTGCAGGTACTTGGGTAAAAGTAGGCAGTGCAGAGTGGACAGCTAGCTGGCCAGCCGCACAAGGTACTACTGCCAATCCAACATTTTTAGCTGGCGACACATTCATCATCAACGGTAATACATTTACTGGTCACACTGGTTTGACAACTTTAGTAGCTGATATTAATACAGCACTAGACGACAGTGACGGAGCAGGTACTGGCGATTTAGATAATCCCGTTGTTCCAGCAGGTATTTCCGCCGCAATAGTTAATAATAGATTAGAACTTTATTCAACTGGAGTTGCAATCACTATATCAGGACAAGCAGTAGCTAAAGCTGGTTTAGAGTCAAAAGTTTACAATGCACCAGCATTACAAATCAGCCCGCACTTTCAAGTTCCAACTTATAAGCTAGCTGATAATCCTAACACTGCAAGAGGATTCCCAACAGGATCGTTATGGATCAAAACAACTGAGCCTAACTTAGGAGCACGTTGGAGAGTTAAGATTTATAATGCTGACACTAAGGCATGGGTTGAAAGAGTTGCACCAATTTTCAGCGACAATGCATCAGCATTGAAAACTCTAGACAACACAGGTGGTGGTATTAATTTAGCACAAGGTGCTTTATATATCAAGCACAACATTACATCAGGTAGTCCAGCAACAGCAGATTTTAAAATCTATGCTCGCAGACTAGCCGGCGCAACTGAAATTATTTCAGGCATAGCTCCAAATTTTGGAAGTTTACAAAACGAATTTACAATCCAAGAAACTGTTAAAGGCAAGACTACTATGTCTAATCCAGTAACAGTGTCATTTGATGGTAGTGACGGTGTAGACGGTTTGTTGGTGGCTATTTCGGCTGCTCTGTCAACTGCTACATGGGGCTCCGGCGACTCATTAGTTCCAATTACATCTAACGTAACTGCTTCAGTAACTTCAACAGGTCGAGTTGTAATTCGTCATGCAGACGGCGGAGATATTGCATTCGTAGATGGTGCCGAGTCACCATTGGCAGAAATGTTTACTCCATACGGATTTAATCAAGAAGGCAACTTGGTAGGAACTATTAATTTCTATACAAGTTTGGACAGTGACTTTGACTATGTAGCAAGTCTATGGAGTCCTAATGCTGACATCACAACTTCTGCTAGTGCTCCTACAACAATAGCATCAGCTGGCCAATTGTGGTACAACAGTATGGTCGACGAAGTTGATCTCATGATTCACAACGGTGAAACTTGGGTAGGATATCAATATGACGGCAGTAGCGGACTATCTAACTTTGCATCGCCTGTTTATTCTAGTTTAGAAGATGCAAAAACTGACCCAGCTGGTCCTATCGTATCAGCAACAAAACCTAGACTACAAAGTGATGGTAGCGATCTAGTCAATGGCGATCTTTGGATTGACACTAGCGACTTAGAAAATTATCCAGCATTATACAAATATAATTTAAATTTACAACAGTGGGTCATTGTTGACACAACTGATCAAACTACAGAAGACGGTATTGTGTTTGCCGATGCACGTTGGACTACAGGTCCTGGCACTGGTGACGAAGGCGCCGATCCAGCAACTATTGTTGATTTGCTAGCTAGCGATTTCTTAGACTTTGATGCACCAGATCCAGCATTATATCCAAAAGGTATGTTGTTATGGAACTTACGTCGTTCAGGATTTAACGTTAAGAAATTTGTAAGAGATTACGTAGATTTAACCGCAGACAACGAACGTCAAGAAGGTGCGGGTATGGCTAGTTATTATCCACACCGTTGGGTTACAGAGTCAGGAAACCAAGAAAATGGCGCTGGAACATTTGGACGTAAGGCACAGCGTAAAGTAGTTATTCAAGCACTTCAATCGTTGGTCAATGTTAATCAACAAATCCGTGATGAAGAATCACGTGTGTTTAACTTGTTAGCTTGTCCAGGTTATCCTGAGTTGATCGGTGAACTAGTTAACTTGAACTACGATCGTGGATTGACATCATTTGTAGTAGGCGATACTCCTGCACGTTTGACCGCAGACGCAACCAGTTTAAACAATTGGGGTACTAACCAAGCAGGTGCAGTTGAAGATAACGACACTGGACTAGTATCCAGCGACGAATATTTGGGTATTTTCTATCCATGGGGCTTTACCAGCGACAACTTAGGTAATAACATTGTTGTTCCTCCAAGCCACATGATTCTACGCACTATTGCATTGAACGATCAAGTCAGTTATCCATGGTTTGCACCAGCAGGCACACGTCGTGGCGGCATTACTAATGCCACAGCAGTTGGTTACGTTGATGCAGAAGGTGAATTCCAATCAGTAGCATTGAACAACGGACAACGTGATACATTAGCTGGAATTAAAGTTAATCCAATCACATTCATTACAGGTACAGGACTTGTTAACTACGGTCAATACACTCGTGCAAGAAATGCCAGTGCATTAGATCGTATCAACGTGGCACGTTTGGTAATTTATCTACGTCGTCAGTTTGCACAGTTGGCAAAACCGTATGTGTTTGAACCAAATGATAAAATTACTAGAGATGAAATTAAGGGTGCGGCAGAAAGTTTACTATTAGAACTAGTGGGCCAACGTGCATTGTATGACTACATTGTAGTTTGTGATACAAGTAACAATACACCTGCAAGAATCGATCGTAGTGAACTATACCTAGACGTAGCAATTGAACCAGTGAAAGCAGTGGAGTTTATTTACATTCCATTACGCTTGAAGAACACTGGCGAAATCGCAGGCCTAGCATAATATAACGGAGCATAAAACATGGCAATCGCAAGTTTATCTAAATTTACCGTACCGCTAGCCTCAGATCAAAGTGCTAGCGCACAAGGTATGTTAATGCCAAAGTTAAAATATCGCTTTAGAGTGATGTTTGAAAACTTTGGCGTATCAACACCAACAACTGAACTGACTAAACAAGTTCAAGATGCGGCACGACCACAAGTGTCATTTGAAAACCAAAAAATCATGGTTTACAACTCAACAATCAACTATGCAGGCCGTCCAAGCTGGCAGCAAATGACTGTTAAGTTGCGTGACGATGTAACTGGTCAAGTATCTAAGCTAGTAGGCGAGCAGATGCAGAAGCAGTTTGACTTCTTTGAACAAAGTTCAGCGGCGTCAGGCGGTGACTACAAGTTCTTAATGCGTATCGAAATGCTAGACGGCGGCAATGGCGCTAGCACACCTAATGTTCTTGAAACATGGGAGTGTTATGGCTGTTATATCCAGCAAGCACAATACAATGCATTGGGCTACGGTGACCAGTCAATGTTAACTATTGATTTGACCATCCAGCCAGACAACTGTATTCAAACTAGCGGTGGAGCAAGTGCTCCGACTAATCGTGCGTTAGGAACAGCGGCCACAGGTTCAGGTTCAAGATAATAAATTAGCTCGCTTAGGCGGGCTTTTTTATGGTTTTTTATAAACTGCGTAGTTAATTTTATCGATAAATATTATTATGGCATTCACTCCTAATCAATTTTTATATCGTCCTAGTAATGTTACACTTCGTGATCCCCAACACGCGGCTCGCGTATTTACGGATGATCAGTTTAGATTAGCACCCAAACATAAATTTCTATTTCATGTGGCATTTGGCATAAATGAAGGCGCATTAAAGTTTATAGACCTGGTTCAACGTCATCGTAACGAAATTAATGTGCTGGTCAAAACATGCGACTTGCCAAGTTTTACACTCAATACTGACACACTAAATCAGTATAACAGAAAAAAAGTTGTGCAGACAACTCACAAATTTAATCCTATAAACATCACGTTTCACGATGATAATATGGGGCTGATTAATCAGTTGTGGCAAAATTACTACAGCTATTACTATGCAGACCCTACCAGTGCAACTGATCCTGGAGCATACAACAGAAACGCAACTCGTAGAAGTAGTTACATCAATAACACATTTGGTTTGGATAACGGCAGCACTAATCCGTTCTTCAACTACATAAAGATATATCAAATGGCTCGACATGAGTTTGTGAGCTATACTTTGCATAATCCTATGATTACTAGTTGGAATCATAACAAAGTAGATTATTCGGCAACTGGCACTCATGAAAATACAATGGGGCTAGCATACGAAGCAGTGTCCTACGGTGCTGGAGATGTGATCGCCGGAGACCCAGAAGGATTTGGATTTGAACACTATGATCAGAATACCAGCTCACTGATTGGTAATCTCGAAGCTACACCGTTTAGTCCATCATTTGCTGGATCTAATACTAATAATAATCAAGAGATTCTAAGCACTGTGGTCAAGCAAATCAACACTTACGAACAGACAAAACAAAAAGAAACTATAGGAACTGGATCAGTTTCTCTATCATCTCCACCCCAACAAGGAACAAGTGGCATACTAGGATTTAATTTTCCTTCAGCAAGCACTGAGCCTGTTGCAACTGTTGCCACAAAAATATAATGATATCTAATTTACCTTCCAATGAATCTTTTACTGATTCCAGCACTGATGTCAAACAATTTTTTGACAAGTACTATGCATCGCCTGTTAGTTTTCCCAGCAATCAAATTGACGCAGTAGTTGGATTCTTTATCAAAAACGGATTTGATTTACAAAGTGCGAGAAGCACTGGTATTGTACTATTGAATCAAGCAAGAGTTGATAATGTCAATGTATTTAAATTATTAGACACATTGGGCTCTATGACAGAAGTACAACTTAGTCAAGTTGTGGCACAGATATTAAACAGTTATAGAGAAAAAATTAGTTTTCTCGGTTACCGTATTGCACCTCCAGAAGACGAATACGAAAGTAGAAATATTCTAGTATAACATGGCCAGCAAATTCGCACGTGGTAAATTTACCATGACCCAACCAGGAAAATATGTGGGCACAAAAGTTCCTACATATCGTAGCAGTTGGGAATTCAGTTTTATGCGATTTTGCGATACAAACAATAGTGTACAAAAGTGGGCCAGCGAAGCTATACAAATTCCTTACAAAGATCCGTTAACTGGTCGCAATACCATATACGTACCAGACTTTTTTATTCAATATGTTGATAAGAATGCCAAGATGCATGTGGAGCTTATCGAGATCAAACCAGCTAGTCAAACATTGCTGGAACGTGTGGGTAAAAACAAATACAATCAAGCACAGTTTGTAAAAAATCAAGCCAAGTGGTCGGCTGCTACACATTGGTGTCGTCAGCAAGGTATCAAATTTCGTATTCTTAATGAAAATGATTTGTTCCACCAGGGCGGAATGGCATAAGTAAAGTATGACTAAAAAACTTGAAGAAATCCTAAATCTTCCTGAAAGTAAGAAAATTATTAAGCAGGAAGAAAAGAAAGCAGAGCTTGCAACTAATCCAGCACCCTTTCTGCGCGACATGGCTGAATTTGATAAAATCTCCGCCAGTTTACCGCAAGTTAAAGGATTAGGCGATGCAGCCGATTCTGAATTTGATGCACTTGCTCAAAGAGCCACAGATGCCTATGATGATTTAATTGATCTTGGTATGAATGTGGAAGCACGTTATTCAGCACGTATTTTTGAAGTAGCTGGCACAATGCTGAAAAACGCTATTGATGCCAAAGCTGCCAAAATTGATAAAAAACTTAAAATGATCGACTTACAGCTGAAAAAGCAAAAGTTAGATCAAGACGCCAGCAGTTCGGATGAAGGTATTAGTATAGCAGGTGACGGTTTTATCGTCACTGACCGAAACAGCTTGTTGGAAAAACTTAAAAATATGAATAAATAATATACTGGGATTATAAAATGAAATCATTCAAAGATTACTTGACAGAAAGCAAAAAAACCTATGATTTTAAGGTCAAAATTGCGGGTGACTGTCCTAAAGATTGTGTTAAAAAAATCAAAGAAGCATTGTCTATGTACAATGTAGAATCGTGCAGTAGCGGCAAACGAACTCCTATTCAAGAAACACAATCCGACTTTCCAGAACAGAAAAATATCAGTGTTACAATTTTTGATGTATGCTTATCTTATCCTACCACCAGCGCACAAGTACGTGCCGCAGTATGTGATAAATTGCGCATGTACGAAGACAAAGTAAAAGTACGTAATATTAAAGAAGAAGAAGAAATTGCAATTAACAACGCTAACAAAGAAAAATCAGGCGAGTCTCTGTTTAACAAAGATTATGAAGTTCAATCAGAAAATCAAAATCTAGTTGGAGACAAGCGTGTAATGAGCATGTTAAAAGATTTAACCAGTTCAAAACGAGAACTTGAACAGTACTCGGGTGTTAATGATCAGTTGTTTGCAAAGCAAACTAAAGGAAAAAAATAATGAACTTTCAAGAATTAATGAACAAAATTAAAGCCATTGATGAAGGTCAATATCCTGATGATCACGCTGGTGAAAAAGATAAGCCGTTAGAGCCTATGATATCCACAGACGACGAAATTCTAGTGGGTGAGAAAGATATGGACGAATGCGGCATGCCTGGAATGAACAACATGCCCAGCGGTATGATGGGTATGAATACTCCAAAACAAGCAGACAATGTGTCTATGAATTTAAGCATGAACGGCAGTGGTGCAGGCGGCATCCGTGACTTGATGAATATTCTTAAAGATATTCAAGGCGGGGACAGTCATGACCACGACGATGGAGACATTGTAATAGGTATGGGCGAAGTGTCAGATGCGGAAGCAGATTTTGCTTCAGCAACCACTGCTTCTAAACCAGAAGAACAAGAAGTAAAGACAGTGTCATCAGTGTTGCCAACAGGCAACGATTTAGCCAGTAAAGGACTTCGCGGCAAAGGCGGAATGTCAGTTAGCGGCAGTAACGGATTGGCAGAACAACTAGCACAACAGTTAGGTAGTCTGTATCAAG